ATCACGTTACCCTCGTTGTAAAGATCCACGCAGTAATCAATGATGCCATCCATGCTCATCACAAAGGCATCCTCTGGCGTTTCTGCTCCATGTGCTTCATCTTCGGGCAGCCAAAGGTTATCTGATATTACCTCCTTAAATCTTGTGAAGATGCCGTTCAGCAGCGTGCTGTTATCTCGCCATGCTTCGGTAGTGAATTGAAGATCGAACTCCTCCCATAAAAATTGGCGGAGGCATTCCCTTGAATTAAAGCCAATCTCTTGTAGCTTCATAACTTGCTGCTCGGTTAGCTTGCTGACAATGCTGATGCTGTTCATGCTTATCATCTGATTAAAATGTTTGATAGGTGTCGATGCGCTTCTTTACCATGTCGATAAATCGCTCCATCATTGAGTTATAGAATAGATTAAAATCCTGATGCCCTTCTGCGTTATGCTCAAACAGAATGTAAAGCACTGCCCGAAGTCTTTGGCTTGGTGTCTTGCTGCCCATCTCCTGAGCATCGATCTTCATTGACTGGAGCATCTGTTCATCGTTGTAGTTGAACTGCTCACCCTTGAATGCCATCACACCAACACCGCCCATCCATTGATTCATCAACTCGGTCATCTGCTCAGGTGTTAACTCCTGCGTGCCGATGGTGATCTTGATTGACTTATCTCGCCTTGTCGATACCGATTCAATGGCGCAGGGGATGGTGAGTAGGTTAGTTGGCATTTGATTGGGCTGTGCTGTTGGTGTTGGCTGTCATTGTTGAGAGGTAGTTCTTGACCATTGCTTTTATCTGATCTTTTTTTGATTGAGGTATTCGAAATGTGATGTTGATCGTTGGCTCTCCATACTTCAACTTAGATCCTGCTCCAGTGCGCCTGCCCCCTCGCTTGTTAGTCGATGCTTCCATTTCACAAATATACACTTTTTTTGATTGTGCAATACATTGGGGTTGAAATTATAGACAGTTTGTGGCTAATGATTTTAAGTGATCATGCCAAGTATTCCAACATTCGACACTTTCAAGTTCCATGTTTATTGCATTGCTACCTATCCAATCATCTTGCATTTTTTTGCAAACAATCCAAACTCGAAACCAATAAATCTCTTTGTTCTTTGCCTCCTCGTTTATTGATTTTACATAATTCTCTGCAAGCAATAATGATGGTTCGATTTCAATCATTTGCTCAATGCTTAAACTTTCATTTTTAGTTTCCATGCTGTTAATTTTTACTGGTTAATTCTTTTGAATCCAAAACTCTCAGGTATCTCAGTCGAATCTAAGTTGCCAATAGAGATTAACTTCATTGCATCGAGTGTGATCTTTGCATTGGCGATGATCTTATCTGATATGCCCATGATCGCATCGGCTCTCTTTGCTTCTGATTCGATTTGCTCGGCTGTTAGTTCTTCATCATTCAATCGCTCCAGTGCAGCGAATAGATGATCGTTAAGGTCGGATAGTTTGTTCTTTGCCATTTTTTAGGTGTTTGATTTGTCTTTTGATTTTTATCTGCAATCTTTTTGTTTCTACAATTTCAGGGATCTGCCTTGATACCTCAACCGGTATGTCGTGCTTCTGTGCTAACACATCTCGGATATAACAGTCTTTCAGTTCTTGTCGATACTTGCTTTTGAAATGCGTTTTTAGTTTCTTCAGTTTTTCTTGATTGTCGGGATTGGCTCGATAGTCTTTTGAATACTGCTTCTTCTTTTCTGTGTTGTTCTGGTAGTGTTTGATTGCCCTGATCCTTGCATCGTTTCTTGAACATGGCTTGCAGTAATTACCGATTCGATGCTTACCTCTTGATTTGCTGAAGTAGGTGTGATAATCTGTAACTTCTTTGTTGATCTTGCAGATCGGGCAAACCTTATGAGTAGAAGATAGTTGATTTGATAATTCACTCATTGGCTTTTACAGTTAAGATTAAACACAATGCACTTGATCTTCTCATCTCTTGTCAGGTGATCGAGTTTGGGAAAGTGATGCGATAGTTCGGCATCGGTCAGTTGGTTGATCTTAACTAAGAACATCAGGTCCTTATCAGTTACCTCAACAGATTTGTCAGAATGGATTATCGTCATTGAATTGATTTGATACGTGGTTAAACTTATTTGATTCGATTTCAACGGGAAGGTATGAACTCATTGCCTCTTGGTTGGCATCGTAGAAGCTTGTAATGGTTGCATTGTTTCTAAACTCCACAGTGCCAGTTGATCCCTGCCGATGCTTTTCAAATAAGTAGAATGTTTCGTTTGTGTATGGCTGCCCGTCATCATTGGATAGGTTATAGTACGATGGTCTCCAAACGAAGCAAACGGTATCTGCATCCTGCTCTAATGATCCTGATTCACGAAGGTCGGATAGCATCGGCTTCTTATCTGGTCGTTGCTCCACTTGTCTGTTGAGTTGGCACAATGCGATGATCGGGATCTGCAATTCTTTCTGTGCTGCTTTTAGTGTCCTGCTGATCTCTGCTACTTCAGCCTCCCGATTGCCACCCCTGAAGCCCTCTAAGGTCATTAACTGAAGGTAGTCGATGATTACCCACTTACACTGTCCTTTCCTGAATTGTTGGCGAATCACTCGGATTGCTTCATGCACTCCGCATCTTGGCTTGTCGTAGATCGTGAATGGCATCTTCTCAACTTCGCCAATGGTCGATTCAAAGACATGAAGTTCTGGTTGGTTAAGGCTGCCATCTCTTAATCGTTTGGAGTCGATGCTGCCCGTTGCGTTTTGCAGGATCAATCGCTGACAAAGTTGTGAAGGATTCATTTCGAGATTGAAATAGATCCCTGCTTCTTTGGATTTTATGCCATGAAATAATGCGAGTGCTGTCTTGCCCATTGATGGTCTGCCTGCCAAGATGATAAATTCAGGCTGCCATCCTCCAGTGAATCGGTTAAGTGCTGTAAGCCCAGTGTCAACTCCTGATGTCTTGCCTTGTCGATTTAGTTCCTGCCGTCTAAAATATGCCTCTCGCTCATCCTTGACAAGATCGGCAGTGGTGATGATGTTGGATGCTACCATGCCAGTGTCCATTAGATCGTTCAATCGCTTGATCAGATCTGTGGCTGTGATGGCTGCATCGTGCCGATCATAAAGCCCGATTGACTCCTCTGTGATTATCTGATGGATCTGTGATTTAAGGTAGATATTTTGAAGTTCAAGGATGATGGCTTGGTGAGGCTCAAAGAATGCTGAGGTGATCTTGTCAAGTGATCTGCTGATTGTGATGATATCTGCTTGATCGAGTAGCTTGGCTGTCTTATTCTCGTTGGTTAAGAATGCGAGGTCAACGTGCTGCTTCTTTTTGTGCAGGCGTTTGATGATCTCAAATGCTTTCTTGTATCTATCAACTGTGAAGTGTTCGTCTTTAAGTTGAACGATGATCTCGTCCTTGTGCTGATTGGGTGAGAGGATGATAGCGATGATCTTCTCTTCAAGTTCTTGTGAGGTTATCATTTGTAGTGTTCTGTTGATGATCGGTTGAATGATACTTGCTGTGGTTTGGAGGATGTGAATTTATTGTTGCGGTCAAACACTATGCTCGTCCAATTATTCATCACTGAAGCCTGCATTGCTTCGATTGCCTTTGCTTTATTAGTTCCGCACTCCTCCCGTATTCTTTTAACTAAAAGTTTAATGGCGTTTTTAGATGGATATTTTTTGATGCTGATTCGGTGCTTAAGGTAATCATTGAATGCAATGTTGACTTCTGAATCATTGAAGATTTTTAGCTTGTCAATTTCATTCTGCTTTTTGAAGAGGTAGGATGATTCAAGATTTTCAAAGTTGAATGTTGGTATTGATTCGATAGAATCACTTTTAATAACAGTTTCAGTAGCTTTAACTTTTACTGTATCTGTATCTGTTACTGTATCTCTTACTGTATCTTTATCTGCTACGTTTGCTAAGCTAACCTTACCATTTGGTAGCATTTGGTAGCTTTTGGTAGCTTTTGCTTCGCCTCCTTTTTTGCCTGCTTCTCTTCTGACTTCCAATACCTTACTGTATTTATCTGCATCTCTATCCATCTGCATCTTGATTGGATTAAAAACAAAGAACAATGGATCAGTTGGCTCGCAGGATTCACCGTTCAAAAAATACTCAAACATCATTCGAGTAAGTTTGCCAAGTTGATCATCGGATAAATACTTCAGAGTATCATATCCATCGGCATACATTAAAAAAGACTTTTTCATGCGAAAGGATTTGGATCGTAAAAATATTTTTTTGCCCTCTCTAATTTTACCTCGTCTGGCATCATCAAAAACTTTTGCAGGATTTCAATAGATGTTATCAAACTTTGACGGTCGCTGTATGGCAAAATTGTACCATGAAGTTTTGCCATTTCGTAATCATATTGCTTTATGATTTCTCGATCTTTATTAGTCATATACCAAAACAAAAAGCCCCATACAAGCTGCGGTCAGAGCGGATCGGCTTTTACACCTTTCCTCGCAGCCCGTATAGGGCGATAAATTTCTTTTCGGCTCAGGCTCTGACCTCTGAACGCTTACAAAGATAAAAAATTAATAGCAGTTAACAGTTGTCTTGACAGTAACTTTTTTGCCATTCAATGTCGAACTTGTCGTTCCTTCCATGCCCGTCTTAAATGCCTTGACATCTCGGTTGGTCATTCCGCACTTTTCGATTCTGGTCATTTGCGTTTGCGATTCAAAGCCAGTTGTCGTAGTTGTTACCCTGCAATCGTAGCACTTTCTACAACTTGATAGAGAGGCGAGGAGGATGAGAATTGATAGAGTTGTTTTCATAATTAGTGATTGTTAAAGTTTCTTGTTAATGTAATTGTCGATGATGTTGCAGCACTCATGGATTCCGACTGCAAACGTGGCATAGTACCCTGCATCCGATAGGACTTTTAAGATGTTGTGCTGCCGTTCCAAATGCTCATCGGAGAGCAATGTGCCATCCTTCTTAAACACCTTCTTACCTTCGAGCTTGATCTCTAGGTACAACCCTGCATACTTGCCGTTAGGATAGGCAATGAATAGATCAGGATAGCCGATGTAGTGATTCATGGCTTTGTGTAGCCTGCCCTGCCCGATGCTCATCTTCATTCCTGCTGCGAAGTCGAATCGATAAACGATGTTAGGGTATTGCAGTGCCATCATCTTGGCGATGGTGATGTAGATGTCGGATTCTCTGCGTTTGCGTATCTTCATTTGCTTGTAAATTTCATTCCTTTATTCCAAGCCCGTTGCCCTGCCTTGAACCTTGTCGGTATGCCTGCCTGCATAAGCCGATTGCCATGATGATCTCGCTTGTACGAATCAGCCTTTTTAACGCCTCTAAGATTGGCGATCTGATAAACAGCACAACAAGTCAATCCTAATGCCTTAGCGATCTCCGCAGTGGGCATATTGGCATAGTTACTCAGTACGTATTCAATCACCTGATCACTGTGCTTGGCTCTCATCGCTTCTCGTAGTTACCATCGAACTGCTCGATGAAGTTAATAATCAACTCCTTTGCGCTGTCGATCTCCTGCTGATTGTGCCGGTAAAGAAACAAGTCAGTGAACTTGCCAGACTTCTTAACCTTTGGAGTAACTCCAATGTAGTAGAAGCACTTTGGATCTGTTCCCATCAGGAGTGAATACCATACCGCCTGAATGTGATTAGCGTGCTTGATCATATCGGCTGCAAAGGCATCAATAGACTTGGCTGATGTGGTCTTGATGTCAGCGATGATCTTCTGCTGCTCCCAATTCATATCGATTGCACCCTTGCCCATTACCATCTTACCTCCGAT